ACATCAGCCAACTCGACTTCCGAACCCCTATCTACTACGGAGGTGTCCGTTGGCGGCTGCTTGAGATTCGGGATTACGAGATAGGTCAGCAGAAGCCTTGCCGGGTAACCCTTCGCAGGATCCTCAACTTGACCGAGTTTGCCCCAAAGCAAATCTATTACTTCCCCTACGACGGCCCGGTTCCTGCAACGGATTCGGATTACCCGAACGAAGTACCTCCCATTCCAACCATCAAAGAACTGCCAGCGGTTACGGGTCCTCAAGGTGAAACAGGTGCGACGGGTGCGCAGGGCGACCCCGGTCCAGCAGGTGCAGGGTTTACTCCGGGCGATGCAGAGGGCGACATCAAGTATTGGGACGGAGCCGATTGGGTCAACTTGGGAATAGGAACCGAAGGTCAGGTCTTGGAAGTTGTGTCGGGATTACCAGCATGGGCAGACAAATAAAAAACTATGGCAGTAACTAAAGAAATCGTCCTCGAAGTAGGACTTAAAGACTCAACAGGTCAAGGTGCGGAATCCGCAAAGAAGCGGCTCCGTGAGATGCAACGTGCGCTTGTTGACCTTGCAGTCGCAGGCAAAGAGAGTACCGAAGAATTTCGGAAGTTAGAAGCCGAGGCAGGGGAACTATCCGACACTATTGGCGATGTTAGCCAAAGGGTCAAGAACATGGGTTCGGACACCAAAAATATTGAGGCGTTCACTCAAGCGGTCCAAGGTGTTGCTGCTGGTTTCCAAATCGCTCAAGGTGCTGCTGCATTGTTTGGTGAGGAAAACGAGGACATCCAAAAGGCGTTGTTGCAGGTCAATGCGACCATGGCTATTGCCAACGGAATCCAGCAGGTAACGGTCCTCCTTCAAAAGGAATCGGCTATCTCAATGACGGCCAACAGGATTGCAACGGCCCTCTACGATAAGACGCTCAAAGGAACCATCGTAAGCCTTCGCCTCTTTAGGACTGCCTTGATTTCAACGGGTATCGGTGCAGCGATTGTTGGTGTTGGATTGCTCGTTGAGAATTGGGAAAAACTCACAAAATCCGTAAAGGATTTCTTGGGCATTGAAACTAAAGACCTGAAAGCCGTATCCGAATTAGCGCAAAGGCAGGTTGAACTTGCAGAGGCAAGAGGCGAAAGCGAGGCAAAGGTTCAGAATCTCTTGATGGCTGCTTATGACGCAAGGATTGCAGCAGCCGAGAAAGAAGAAGAGCGAGCGCAACTGATTCACGAGAAAGAGGTCGCAAGGCTGACTTATCAAACCAAACTGCGAACCGATGCAATAGAAAAGCAGAAGAAAGATGCAGAAGATTTGAGGGCGATGGATTCGGCAGCCAGTCAAGAAGCCGAGAATTTTCGCTTGGCTAAAATTGGCAGGATAAACGATGAACTCGCAAGGGAAAAGGCTTTGCGAGATGAGAAACTTGCAATCCTTCGAGAAGAGAAAGCCGAAAGAGAGGCAGACCTCAAAAAGAGATTCACGGATGCGGACGAGTTTGCTAAAGCCTACATCCTACTGACCGAGGAAATGCGACTTAAAGAGCAAGGCATTGCCGAGGATAGTGCGGCAAAGATTGCGGAAATTGAACGCAAACGTAGGCAACAGGACTTGGAGATGGCATCAAATGCCGTTGGTGCGCTTGGTGATTTGCTGACCGCTGGCTTGGGCAAGTCCGAGAAAGACCAACGGAAAGCCTTTGAGATAAACAAGAAGGCCAGCATGGGTCAAGCCCTTATCAATACCTTCATGGCCGTAACCGCTGCTTTGACGGCTGGAGGGAACCCGATTAAACTCGCAACGGGTCGTCAGTTCGTTGAAGCAGGTATCGCCCTTGCAACAGGTTTGGCGCAGGTTGCAAAAATCAGTAAGACCCAATTCCAAGGGAGTTCGGCAAGTGGAGGTGGTGGAGCGTTGACTGCTGGGGGTGGTGAAGGCGGAGAGGTTGCACCTCCTTCCATCTTTGCCAATCCGCAAATGACGATGCTTGGAACCGATGGTGCTGCAATGGGCCAAGGCCAAGGTTCATCACCAATGCGAGCTTATGTCGTGGAACGGGACATCACCCAAAGCACTCGCAGGGTTCGGAGGTTGGAGGAATTTGCAACTTTAGGGGCGTAGGACATTTACCACTATGGAACTACCCATATACCGAATGACCGTTGACGAGGTGGATGAAGGGGTCCAATTCGTGGCCCTGACCGATATGCCCGCCATCGAACGGCCATTCCAAGCCTTCGCAAAGACACCACAAAAGTTCACCGAAACAGGCGAACGGAGAGTGCTTACTGGCCCTCTCATGCTTGCAGACACCCCCATCTTTCGAAAGGACGAAACCTACGGGGAATACTACGTCGTATTCGACAAAGCGACCATCCGCAAGATAGTCCAAAAGTATTTCAAGCAGGGCAACCAGCACAACGTCAACGCTTACCACAATGCTGAACTGGATGGCGTGTTCATGTTCGAGTCCTACATCACCGATGCCGAGCGTGGTATCATGCCTCCCAAAGGCTACGAGGACACCCCCGACGGCTCTTGGTTCGGTTCCTTCAAGGTTGAGAACGATGAAGTTTGGGACAACCGCAACCTGTTCCGGGGTTTCTCCGTTGAGGGCCTCTTCGGGATGGACAAGACCGAATCCGAAATGGAGGTCGCACTCGCTGGCCTCGCTGACGAATTAACCGCTTTTTTGCAACAATTAACCCCCACCTACAAATCCCACTAACTATGAATCTCAAAAACGCAATCGAATCCCTGCGGACGGAACTCCGCAAATTCAGCACCCAAAAGCAGTCCTTCGCTGACTACAAGTTGACCGATGGCACGGTTGTCCGTGTGGATGGCGATTTAGTCGCTGGTACTGCCGTTTACGTTGTAGCCGAGGACGGAACTCTCCCTGCCCCCGATGGCGAGCACGTTGTCGAAGGCGTTGGCACGATCAAGACCGAAGGAGGCAAGATTGTTGAGGTCATCGCTGCCGAAGTAGCAACCCCCGAAATTGAAGCCTTGCCCGTTGCTGCTGAAATCACCCCCGAAGTGGCCGTTGAGGTTACCGAGGAAATCAAGGAAGCCTATCCTGCTATGACCCCCGAAGTTGTGGAGGCCATCGTTGCCAAGCACCTTGCTGGCATCATGGAAGAACTCAAGGCAGCCTATGCCGAGATGGGAAAGATGAAAGAGAAAATGTCTGCATTCGCATCGCAGGTTGAAACCATGGCCGACATCGTTGAGAAAGTCAGCGAACTCCCAACCGAAGCCCCCAAAGCCAGCGGTTCCGCAATCGTTGAGCAACGCAAGGCTCAAGCCTCGCAGAACTTCAACGCTCTCGCACAAGCACTCCAATCACTCAAAAAAAAATAAACCCCTAAACCCCCATTTACAATGGCATACAATTTTGGCAATCTAAACGCCTACACCGACCAAGAGAGGCTCCCTCTCATCACCAAGGCCGTGTTCTCGGCCCGTTCAGCAGCCCTGTTCACCAAGCAGGTGGGCATCAAGTTCGCTGCTGCCCTTAACCTCATGGACACCGATGCCTTGATTCAAGGCGGAGATGTTTGCGGTTACACAACTTCTGGTACGACTACATTCAGTCAGCGGAATATCACCGTTGGCCGTATGAAGGTTCAAGAAACCCTTTGCCCTCGTTCCTTGGAGCAGTACTGGATGCAGACCCAGTTGACTGCTGGCTCTACCTACGATAGCGTTCCTTTCGAGCAGGCTTTCTCCGAGCAGAAGGCTCTCCGTATCGCAGAGGCTTTGGAGAACGCAATTTGGAAGGGCAACACTTACTTCAGCGGTGTCAACCAGTTGTTGAACGCTGCATCGGGTTCTACCATCAGCGGTAACACAGGAGCGGTTTCTGCGTCCGTTGGTATCACCACAGGCAATGCCATCGCCATCTTCGACGGCATCTACAACCAAATCCCACAGGCCATCTTGACTAAGACTGACCTCGTAATCTTCTGCGGTTGGGACAACTTCCGTACGTTGCTTGGTGCGTTCAAATCAACCGCTAACGTCCTGTATAACCAAGTCGACTTGGCTGGCCTTGCGGATGGCGACATCATGTATCCCGGCACAAACGTCCGCGTCATCGCAGTCCCCGGTTTGACTGGAACTAACCGAATCGTTTCTTCGTACCTCGGTAACTTCTTCTACGGGACCGACTTGTTGAGCGACGAGGAGCAGTTCTCGATTTGGTTCAGCAAAGACAACGACGAAGTCCGCTTCCAAGCAGCCTTCAAAGCAGGTGTCCAAATCGCTTACCCCGACTTGGTTGTAGACTTCCGCTTGACCTAATGTGTAGGGGGGAGGGAAACCTCCCCCTGCTTTTTTGTTCTCTTGAAACTTAAAACCAAAACACATATATGTCCTGCTCCCTAACAACTGGCTACGCCCTCGGCTGCCGTGATTCCGTAGGTGGAATCAAAACAATTTACGTCCAAGGCTGGAATGCTACGGGAACCGTTAACA